CGGCACGCTCGTTGTATAGAATTACATAGGCGTGCCGGCCTTGTTCGGTATTTAGAGACGAGAGGTCAAAGGTCAATATGTCAAACTTATGGGTTCAGCCAGAAGAGCTTGGTGAAGACTATGCCGATTCCGAGTTCGCGTCTGAAGCTGCACAGGCAGCGTCTGGTCTGTTGTGGGCGCTATCTGGTAGAAAATACTCTGGAGTTACAACAGTAACTGAACGCTACATATGCACATCACGTGCCTGGAGATACGGCGCGTCTATTCGCAACTACCGCGCTGAACTGCTTAACGGCTCTGTGTACAACATTCCGTCGAGCAACGTTGACTTCTTTGATGGAATGACAACAGACGGCATCTCGAACCTCAACCGTGTTCGCCTTCGCGGAAAACCAGTTACAAAGATTCACGCCGTCAGAACTCGAAGCGGTGACATTATCAATCCGTCGCTTTACTATCTTGTTGATCACTCAACGCTACAGGCAGTCCCTGGCACGTCTTGGACATCTTGCAACGTTGATGTCACATACTCTTATGGCATGGAACCGCCGACGCTTGGCAAGATGGCGGCCCGTCTTCTCGCAATTGAGTTCGCAAAACTTTGGTCTGGAGACGACGATTGTCTTCTTCCACAAAGAGTTACGTCAATTTCTCGCCAAGGCGTGTCTTACACTGTCCTTGACAGCCAGGACTTTGTCAACGAACTTCGCACTGGAATCTACTCAGTTGACCTTTTTCTTAAGTCCGTAAACCCCGACAAGGCTAGAAACAGAGCTAGGGTATTTTCTCCAGATGTACCACGAGCAAGACGCTACACTCCAAAAACTGTTCGGCTTACAGCGGGTGACACCGACATTACTATTATTGCCGGTACCGGTGCGACCGGGTCATTTACTGCGGACCTAATAGATCTAGGCGCCGAGTTTTTGGTTGACGAAGAAGGTTGGACAACAGAGGCTACGATCTATAACTACGGCGAGAACAAGTCATTAGTTCTTGCTAGTAGTGCTGTAGTTATAGACGAAGGTGACGAGACACTGACTCTCACTGTAACCTACGAAGACGCTGTAAAGACTCTTGGCCTTGTTGATCCTGGTACTTGGGAGATCTACGCAACAAGAACTGTTGGCGCAGTCACAGAAACAGTTTTTGTCGGAAGTGCGAACCTAACGATTCAAATGGCGCCGTAAGATATAGACATGCCTATTACTCCGATTGAAGATATTTCAGAAGACGCCTACGCTGTTAAGTACCTTCTTGACAGCGTGCTAGACAGTGTTGTAAATACTTTTCAATCGTACGGTGTTCCGCTTCCAGATAGGCAGTATTGGACAGTTGGTCAGGCAGCCGTTGACTGCGAGCAACTTGCAGTTACTCTTTCGCAAATATACCTTGGCCCTCCAGGCGACCAGGCTTCTATACCACAGCGTTGCGAAATAGCAAGAAGCGCAGTTCTTGGAGTCACAATTGCACGTGAAATTCCGACAGTTGGCCTTAACGGACGTCCACCTACAGCTGAAAAAATCTCTCGAGCTGCTGAAATTTCTGCAATTGACTCGTGGGTACTTATTTCTTCGATCAATTCATTTGATCAGTGGGAGCCCGGCGGGCTCGGCGTTGGCGTAATTGCAACTGTTGATATTCCACCGCCTGAAGGCGGGTTTCAGCTCGTAAACATGCAGCTAACTATGGCGGTGCCGTGATGGCCGATGCTGTTTATGTCACTTACAAAGAAAACAAAGTCGGAATGTATCAAACGCTAAAAAGCCCAACCGGCGAAGTTGGTCGATACGTTCGTAGAAAAACTGAGCTTATAAAGTTTGCTGCGGTAACTAGTGCTCCTATTACAACGGGTAGGCTAAAAGCGTCTATTGAAATGTCGCAGGGCGTTGCCGCAACCGGAGACGTTGAAATGAAAGTAACAGCGTCAGCGCCGTATGCTTTGTACGTTCACGAGGGCACTAGGCCGCGCCACATTCGCGCCAACGGCGGCGCTCTTAGATTTGCTAAAAGTGGTCGCATTATATTTGCACGTTCTGTCATGCATCCTGGTTCTAGGCCAAATAGGTTCCTGTCAAAGCACCTATATCTGGTAAAATAGTAAAAACACAATGACACTGTAAAAATCTACGAAAACGGAGAAAATTAAGATGCCAAGATTTAAAGACTTTGGGTCCGGTAGCGACACTGCTAGCGACCCAATTAGCTTTATGCTTAACGGTGAAACATTTAACTGTCGACCTGCAATTCCAGGTAAGGTAATTCTGGAGCTTGTCGGAAAGTCAAGTGATGAGGACAACCCTGGCGAGGCAGCTGCAATGATCAGCGACTTCTTTGAGATTGTCTTGACTCCAGAAAGCTATGTTTTGTTTGACAAACTTGCCAAAGACCCAGACATTGCAATTACAGTTGAATCACTTAGCGAAATTGTTTCGTGGCTTGTTGAGCAGTACACTAACCGCCCTACACAGCGGTCAGAGGAATTGTCGAGTGGGCAATAGATCTCTGGCCGTACATAAACGGTAAGTGCATATTTAACAAAATAGATTTATACAACCTCTCGCCGCCAGATCTTTTAGACGTTCTTCACTTCCTTTTTGAGGAAGACGCGTGGTCATCATCTAGCGCAGACCAGGCAGAGGCAAAAGACACGCTTCGCAAAAACTTGTACTCAAGGTTCTACGGGACTGAATACAAGTACGCGACGCAGACTAAATCGTCATCAGCTGACGTGTACGGCGATCCAGAAAGTCTACCGTTTGATGACGAAGATCCGTACACTGCTAAGCCGTTTGACCCGCTCGCCGCGCCGAAAGTGACTAAGGGATTTACCAAGACCACTGATTTTGACCCAGACTCGCCTATGCCTTTTGGTTCGGTGCTTGACGCGCCTCTTAGGTAGAGTAGGCCCTTTTTCTATAGTTTAGAATAATAAATATCGTGATGCAAGGAGGTGAAACGACATGGCAATCGTAGGCGACGCAACGATTGTTGTTCGTGCCAATACCGCCCTAGCTCAGGCACAGATAAGAAATGCCGTAAATGATATGACCAGAAACATCCGTTCTGGATTTTCTGGTCTTCAACTTGGAATGCTAACGGCAGGAAAAGAAGCCGACGACTTCTATATAAAGTTTAACAAGCTTATTCAAAACAGCTACTTTCTACAGGCCGCGCTTTCTGGCATAATTCCTGCAATTGGAGCAGTTGTCGGTGGACTATTTGCGTTCGGCGCGCAAATTGCGTCAGCAATTCCATCACTAATCGTTCTTCCAAGCCTAATAACAGCGGTTGGCCAGGCCGCAATTAGCGCTAAGCTTGCATTTAGCGGGCTTGGAGCTGCTATTAAAGAAATTACAAAGGCAAAATCGTCTGGCGGCGCGGCAAGCGTTGACAGAATCCCGGCGCTGCTGTCTGCTATGGCCAACGCGCAAGAAAACGTTGTGCGAGCAAGTAAAAACCTAGAAAAAGCTCAAGAGGGAGTGAATGAGGCGTTTAAGGTTGCCGCTGAAAGAATTCAGCAGCTTAACTTTGACGTTGAAGGTGCCGCGCTCAGTGAAAAGCAGGCCGCACTCGCACTTGAAGATGCACGACGCGAGCTTGCTCTTGTTCAAGACCTTCCTCCCGACAGCAGAATGCGCAAGGAGGCCGAACTTGCATTTCAAGAAGCGGACCTAAACTATCGTCGCGCCAAGGACAGGGCCTCTGACTTAGTTGAAGAGCAAAAAGAGGTAACAAAAAACGGCACGCGAAGCATGCAAGAGCAGATCGAAAATAGCGACGAGTATTTGCGTGCAAAAGAACAAGAAGTAGAAGCTGTAATTGCGCTTAAGAAAGCCATTGATGAGCAGCTACGTGCACAGAAAGCGCTCGACAGCGGCGGAGGCGGTGCCGGTGGAGCGGCCGCAAGTACGGAGGCCTTTGACAAACTTACGGAGTCGGCTAAAAAGTTTGCACTTTACATTGTAAGCCTTCAACCAAAGCTACAAGAACTAAAAGATGTAGCTGCCGATGGGCTATTTCCAAAGCTACAACCTGCAATTCAAACTTTGGTAGATAAGCTATTTCCTAGCCTTAAAAAAATAGTTGGAGACACGGCATCCGCGCTCGGCGATGCCGCGCAAGAGTTTGCCAACATAGCAACATCTGCAGATAACCTAAAAGATCTCAACAAGGTAGGAAAAACTAACACCGACACTATAAAAAAGTTTGGAACAGTTGCTGGAAATCTTTATAGTGTATTTTTAGATCTTCTCGCCGCGGCCGATCCGCTAATTAGAAGGTTTACAGACTGGTTAGTTGTACTTACTGACGGCTGGAAAAATTCCGAATACCTCAACAACGAGGGCGGAAAGCTCACAGATATGTTCAACAAGGCCGGCGATGCCGCCGCGCAGCTTGGCGACGTTTTAGGGAACATTTTTGAAGCGCTTAAAATTCTTGGCGGTGCCGCATCTGGACCAGGTAGCGGTGGCCAGATGCTTATGGACAGCTTTGAGGGCGCTACTGGAAAGTTTAGAGATTTTGTCAAGGAAGCATCTGAAAACGGCAAGTTGCAGGAATACTTTAGGGACGTTGCCGAAAACTTTAAGACATTTGCAAGGATTGTTCAGAAGGTAATCGGTGGAATTCTTAAGTCTGGCGCTTCAGAAGGAGCCACTGGATTTTTAGAAAGCCTTGAAAAGGCAGTTGATACTCTCGGTCCAGCATTTGAGAGGTTGACCGAAAGTAACTTAATCGGCGGCTTTATTGAGGAGATGGCTAGGTTCATCGCCGCCGTTACAGAATCAAAGAGCATTCAAGTATTCTTTGGTATCATAAACGGTGCTCTTAGTCTTCTAAGTAGCATTCTTGAAAATGAATTTATAAACAAGATATTTATGTTTGCGGCGGCGTTTCATGCCGCGCGAATAGCAACCAACCTGCTTGGCAAGGTAATGGGCGGTGTTTCTAAGTACATAAGGGCCGACATCTTTAGAATTGTCAAAGCTGGAAAAACAATTGGCGGCGTGTCGCATGCTTTTAACATTCTTAGGCAAAATGGCGCTAGCGTTAGGGACTCATTTAAAGTTGCCGTAGGCGCGGCAAAAAAATTCCGTGAAACATTTACAAACCTTTCTCAAAATCCTAAAAACACCCTTTCAACTGTCGTAAGTGGCGCAAACAGAGCTGCCGCGGCCTACGTCACAATGGCTGGATCGGCAGTAACTTCAAGTCCTATAGTAATTGGAGCAAACACGGCAACTGCTGGATCGTTCTTAGGTCTGCAGACGGCCGCCGCCGGAGTCGTGCTTCCGTTCTTGGCAATTGTTGCAATAGCCGCAGCGGTTGTAGGCATATTCGTATTGATGTACAAGAAGAGCGAGGTATTTAGAAAGGCTCTCAAGGACCTCGTTAGCAATGTCATGGTAGCGTTAATAAACGCCTTTCAAGGGATAAAGAAAACTCTTGATGAAGTTCTTACTCCGTTCGGCGGACTAAGTGTGTTTGTTGGGAAGCTTGGAAATGTATTTAAGTTTCTTGGAGACATTGTCGGCAAGTACATAGTTCCAATAATTTCTAAGGTACTTGTAGGTGCAATTAAGCTCGTGCAAAGTGTCATAGAAGGCTTCATATACGCAATTGGAGTCGTAATTTCTATAGTCCAGGCGCTCTGGAACATCATAATGGCCGTTGTTCGGCTGTTCAAGGGCGACTTTAAGGGCGCCGGAAAGGCGCTTGGAAAGGCCCTTGACTCAATTAAAAATGCGTTTAAGTTCCTCCTCAAGGCGCTTGGAAAGATCCTTGGTGGAATACTAAAGGCGATAACTTCGGTGTTCTCTCCAAAGACTATTTTCAATATTCTAAAGGGCCTCGGCAAGGTGCTGTGGAACATACTCGGTAAGGCATTTGGTTTTGCCGTACAAGCCGTTAAGTGAAACTGCCTGGAAGAATAATTGACGCCCTAAAGGGACTCGGCAAACTTCTTTGGGACGGCCTAGGCAAGGCATTGCAGCTTGCAATTGATATCGTTAAGTGGTACCTTGGCCAGATAGTTGACTTCTGGAAGAAGTTGCCTGGAAGAATCATCGGCGCACTTGGAGCACTTGGAAGCCTACTGTGGGACGTGATGAAAAAAGCATTTAGCTATGCGTTCGATGCAATTAAGTGGGCAGTTAATTGGTACGTAGATTATCTAAAGAAGCTTCCTGGTAGGTTCATACGCGGTCTCGGCAGAATTGGTCAAGTTTTATTTAACATATTTAAGGGCGCGTTTAACTTTGCAAAAGATGCTGTCAAGGATGGAATTAACGCAGTTGTAAACTTTGTCAAAGAACTTCCTGGCAAGTTACTCGGCTTCGTAGGGTCACTTGGCAACGCGGCGATTGACCTAGGAAAGGCTATCATCCGCGGACTTATTGATGGCCTCGCGGCAATTGGTGGATTTGCCGCCGACCTCGCAACAACAATTGGCGATGCTCTATGGGACGCTCTTAAGTGGGCCTGGAACAAGCTTATTGATCTTATGAATGCCGGTGTGCCGGATAAGATCGGTTGGGGAGTTGCTTCAATAAATTTACCA